ACGGCATAGACTGTCAAAGCGGACTTTGTATGTCTCCAATTGCGAATCCAGAACTTTTCGACCCTTTAAAAGCAAAGAATGCTGTTCCTGTAATAGTTCTTTCTTATTACTCATAAATTGAAATAAGAAAATAATTTTTTGTTTCGTCCTAAACGTTTCATAATTTATTAGCCCCTATTCTGGCTCTGGGATAGGTCTGAATTCATCATTTGCTCCGATAGTATCATTTATTGAGCTTCGAATCTCCATGTTATCAGTCATATCATACAAAATATTTCCAAATTTCCACATATGGACCGTTGTTATTCTATGGGATGTTTCATGTCCATATTCAAGATAAGGGGCTATTATCATTTGAGCTTCTGTTCCTGTGAATTTGCGAACTTTTATTTCTCTACGATCTCCATTACGCAAACACATTTTTCGTCTCATCCATACAGAATGTTGTGAAACCTGAATCCTAACATTCAATTCTCTTTCTGCTGTTGCTTTCTCTTCAAATGGTAAGGCATTCCAAAAGTCATCGATGATATCCATTGAAATATTCATCGGACGTTTGTGATACTGATACCTTGACGCTATATGGTTCCTTCTTATTCCGAAAATTTCTCTTTCTCCAATTTTTCGGCAAATTCCACAGGGCTTAAATTGAATGGTGTGTTCTGTTATTTCATATGGAATCCAAAAAGGAATATCAGCATCAGCAAATAAAACAACATCATCTGTGGTAATTGTAGATAAATCAACGACATCATATGGATATGGTGATTGAACAGCAAAACGGTCATCAAAAAAGGTCATATTTCCGTAAATTTGTCCTTCATTTCGTTCTCCTTGGCAAAAATTTGCTACGTGTTTATTCAATGTAAATCTCTCTGGTCTTTCATTAAGTCTGGCTCTGATGGTGGCTAAGGTCATTCTTCTGGGTTGGGTTTGGGGGTTCTCTAAATGTTCTGGCATTTCTTATTATATCCTAAATAGAGAAATAAAATTTCAATTTTTTCCGCAAATTTCAGGAATTCAGGAATTTCTGAAAATATCAGTATTTCAAATAAAAAAATTCTACTCTCTAAATATAATGGAATATGCTAAACGAAAGGATAAACTTGATAAAGAACTTAAATCATTCATTCCAGCTCTTACTTTCCAAAACTTTCCAATTATTCAGCTTGGGACTTCATCATTCAAAGTCATGAAATATTATGGCGACTATGATTTATTTAGCCCAGTTAATAAAAAGATATCTGATGGGGACATATGTAAGGAAATAAAAACTATTCTACAAAATACTGATAAAATACCGAATATTTATTTCGTAGAGTTAAAGCTTCAAAATGCGAAGACAAAGGCTGGAAAAGATGGCGATAAAAAGAAATGGAAAACCATTGACATTCATTGTGAAGATTTCGAGGAACAAATAAAAGATTTAGACTATTTGAAGATAGACTATATCATTTATACCGACCGGCTCATTGAATTATCAATTATCTATGCTTTTCGACCAGTTCCGCCCGATGAGGAATTACTTTCGATGTTGGAAAAGGACTTTTATATGTATAAAGAAGATGGAAATTTATTTAAGGCTTACAAGCGACTTTTTGCTTTTGCGAGGCTAAAAAAGGAATACTCTAAGATGAAAACACTAACTGAACTTTTCAATAGTTCAACCGGTAAGCTTTACAGTATAAATTCTAACTTGAAGGCGATTAAAATGGTTTTAGACTTCAACCTAATTGATAAATTCCCCGCTTTAATTCCACAAGTTCAAACAAATACTCAACAAGTTGGAAACGCATTGGATGAAACAATTGGAGATGAGAAGGATTTAGACAAAATAATTTCAAAAGTCGATGCGAAAATTCAAAGTGATACCGTTAAATGGACAAGTGATAAACTAAAAGAACATCCCAAGAAGTATTTTCAACCATAAATTTTCTTACATATAAATAAATGAATCATTTTTTTACATTTGATAAAGGGAAAAAGAATAAACCGATAGCCCGTGTGAAAGGGGGCGAATCGAACAATTTGAAAATATATTTATCTGATGACGAGACCAGCAAAACAAAGTTCGAGGATGTTGAATTAGATAAAACCAGCAAATTCCAGCCCCTACCGAATCCATTTACAGAACGAGAAATATTTTATATTAGCGCCCCATCTGGCGCCGGTAAATCTACATTTTGTAAAAACTTTTTAGATGAATACCACAAACGATACCCAGAAGCGCCGGTTTATCTTTTTAGCGCATTAAAAGAAGATGAAACACTGGATAAATTAGACTTCATAAACCGTATAAAAATAAGCCCAGCCCTAAAAGAATTTCAATTGGAGGATGTCCCTAAGAAGTGTATGTTTATTTTTGATGATTGCGACGTGATAACTGATAAAAAGAGCAGAGATGCGGTTTATACTGTGATGGGGTTGGCACTAGAATGTGGGCGTCATCGGTCAATAGATATAATGTCCACTAACCATTTACCAACAGATAAAGGCAACACGCGCCGAATATTAAATGAAGCGCATTATATTGTGTATTTTCCAAATAGTGGGCAAGTTAGGGGGATAAATTATTTATTGGAGAATTACGTTGGAATGGATAAGAAGCAGATAAAGATGATTAAGGGGCTTAATAGTCGATGGGCTTGTATATATAAACATTTTCCCCAATATGTTCTAACTGAACGAAACTTATTTTTCTTTAAGGATTCAGAAGAATAATTTTAAAAAAAATATATTTTGTAAATTAATGAAGTTGAAACTGCGCCCTATTCTCAAACCTGTCGTTGAGGTTGTTAAAGTTTTAAAGCCTACGGTTCAGGTTGGTCCTGTAAAATTATCCTTTGGTTGTAAGTAATTGTAAAAATAAAATTTCTTCATTCAGTTATGAAGAAATTTGGAAGTATTAAAGTAAGCGTTCCTCCGTCATTGAATTTTGAGGGAAGAAACCAACCAACAATAACTGATAGCGGGAAAATTAGCAAACGTAAGGGAAAACCAGCATTGGAAGTTATCCCAGAAGAATATGATAAAAGCGCCGAAGTCATCAAACAACCAACAGATGGCAAATGGGGAACAGCTAAATTGGGAATTCCGGATCATATGTCATATAGAAATAAAGCGGTTGAAGCGGTAAAAGATGGAGACCTTACGCTAAAAAATAAAGAACCAAGCATTAATTTAGTTATGCGGGGGCGTAGCTTGGAAGTTCTCAGTCAGGGAGAAAAAAACAAAGTTGTTGAACATTTCATGAATATGTTAGACCGCGCCCCTATTCATCCGGATGATATAAAGAACATTAAAAAAGACTTTATCCAGTCAATAATGAAAAAAGGCATTAAAGAAGGAATACAAAATTTGCGGGATGTCATCAAAGAAATTGAATTGATGGATAAAGAAGAAGCAATAGAGCGAAACATTAAAAAAGGTAGGGAAAAACTTACGAAATTTAAAGGTAAAAGGGAGGCAATGATTGAAAAAGGACGGGAAAGGTTCGGTGATTTGCGGGGAATGGGTCAGGATGATGGGGGAATGGATGACGATACATTCTACGGCTTTTGATTAAAATTATAAGGTTTTAGTAAAAATAAATTTCTTCTTTGAATTATGAAGAAATTTGGAACTATTGAGCTTGGAATTCCGGCTTATATGTTGTATAAAGGCGTTCCCATCGGGTCTATAACCAGAAAAACAAATTCAATAAGAACGAAAGATAATAAAAAGTCAATCAAATTGATACCAGATACTGATGGAAAACTGGAAATTATCAATAAAGGAAAGCGAGACGCGGACGGCGCCTTGGAATTTGGAACGGCTGAGGTAGAAATTCCAGCAACAGTTGTAAAAAGAAATAGGTTAGTTAAAACACTGACAGCTAAGAGCCAACAACCAACAAGAAGAAAAGGCGTTCAATCAATTCGTCTGAGAGGTATAGATGATGAATTGGGGAAAGTTCGAATTATGAATAAAGGTCAAGAAGTCGCAATAGTTGCGCGTATTTTGAAAAAGTTGAACGAAGCGCCCATTCCGAAGAAGGATATTAGCGCATTAAAGGCTAAATTTCAGATGGCTTTTAAGCGCCAAGGATTTAAAAGGGCTGTTGAACAAATGAGGGATGTTGCGAAGAAATACGCACAGAGAAAGGGACCAGAAATTTCAGAAGAACGGAAAGAAGGAAAACAGAGACCAGAAATTTCAGAAGAAGAACAGGCGAGACTATTGGAAGAAGCAAGAAGGCAATTGGAAGAAGCAAGGAAGGCAAATGAAGAATTCGCGAGGAGGATGGATAAGGAAGCAAAAGGACCAAAAATGACAGAAGCAGAAAGAAAAAAAGCAATAGAAAAAGCAAAAATAGCATTAGAAGAGGCAAATAAGAAGGCAGAAGAAGCAAGGAAGAAGCGCGAAGACTTAGAAGAAGAAGCAAGGAAGAAGACTTTGCTGGAATCAATGAATACCAAAGAAGACTCTTTGAGTAGTCTTAAAACATTGGTTATTAATTGGAGCGGAAATACCATTGAGAAAATGAGAGAACAGAAAGAACAGTTTAAACATTTTGAGAAAATACATAAGGAACTTATGAAACAAGCAGACAAAGAAGATATTGGCGGAATAATGAGAGCTATGAATGCTTATGGTGGGGACGAAAACAAATTTTCCTCTTATTTAATCAATCAAGCCGTTAGAAATTATCGAGACTTTCAAAAACCAACAGCAACAGCCCTTCAAAAAAATAGAGTAAAAGATGGGATGAGGTCTATTAAAAAAGATGTCATTAATTACCTTCTATATTCTGACTGGGATGATGAACTTGATGAATACTTTAAAGAGACAGCGAAAGCTTTAAGAGATGAGACGCATGACTTTTATTTTGGAAATTATCGGAAGGTTAGAGATTTCGATAAAACGCAAATGGATAATTTTATGAAAGACCATACATTAGCGCAATATATGACCGATAAGGGTGATGAATTACGAAGTGAATTTGTAGATGATGACGATGCGATTGAATTAACTATGGCACGAAGCACTAGACGTCAATTAAATAAAGAGGAAAAAGATAGGGAAATTTTCATTGAAAAAAGAGAAAAAAGGATAAGTAAGAAAGAGGCAAAGGAGGAGAAAGAGGAGGCAAAGAAGAAAACAAAAAAGAGTAAATAAATTTAATAAAACTTTTCTATCAATATTCAATGAATATCGATAAGTCAATTTTAAAAAAAATTATCGATTCCACATATCGAACCCCAGCGGACCTTTCAAGTGAGGGCTACCAATACCTGAGCGACTACGCAACAGGCACAATTCATCCATATCTGAATGAGGCGAATAAAACAATTGTCATTGGTATAAGGGGGACCTATGACGTTCGAGACTTGATAGCAGATACCGCATTTTTAACAAATAAGCTACAAGAAACGGCGCGATTCAAAGATGACCAGAGCGCAATTGAGAAGCTACAAGGAGCTTATAGCCCAGATATTTATTCATATTATGGCGTAGCTCATAGCTTGGGAGGCGGAATTCTGGACCAATTTATAAAACTTGGAAAGATAAAGGAGGGGCGAAGCTACAACCCAGCGATTCAATTGGAGGATATCCATAATGAAGACCTATCAAAAAAGAATTATCGAGTTTATAATGATAAAGATTTACTATATAAAATATTTGGAAAGACTGCGCCGAATAAAGAGGTTAGAGAAGGTGAAAGCGCTGGATGGAAAGATTCGTGGCTTTCCCCACTTCCTCTCAGTGGTTATGAATATTATAAACATCATACTATTCAGAACCCTATTTTTGATGGTGGGGCATTCTTTAATAAAGTATATTTAGGGAGGTAGGGGAAAAGTAGGGGAGTAGGGGAAAGTAGGGATGATTTCAAACCTTTTTTTAAAAACATATCCTCATGGGAATACTTTTGAAATTTCCCCTACTTTCCCCTACTCCCCTACCTTTTGAATTTCCCCTACTTTTCGTTAAACCATATAGAATTTAATTCTAATATATAATATGTTAGACTTCGAGCAATTACTACTTAATAAGTTCATTGATAACTCTATGGCTAAGCCCCGTAAGCCGATGTATAGACCAAAGTTTTCTGGTGTTAGCTTGGAACAGGTTTTGCTTTTACATTAAAAATATTCTTCTCATATTTAGATGGCTTCATTCAAAAAGTATGATATAGACCCAGAATGCTATTTAGAAGTGGCTAAGTATCGAGCAAAACGCGCCGGATATGACCCCGACCTTCTGGAATTATCTGATAAGAAGAATTATAAATTAGAATATGATGGAATACCATTCGGGAGACATCCCTACCCAGACTATATAATTTATAGAATTTTAGCTTATCAAAAAAGGGATGGAATTACGCGAGAAATAGCGGAAGAAAAAAGAAAGTCATATTTGAACCGTTCAGGCGGTATAAAAGGCGACTGGGAAGATGATAGACTTAGCCCGAATAACTTAGCCAGAAATATCAACTGGTAATTAAAACAAAATTATTTTATTCTATAACTTATTATATGTCAGACCCAGACCATATTTATTACGATTTAGACATTGTTAATGCGGAACCAACAGATATCCAATTAAGAAATTATCCAATATCGAATAAATTGAACTTTACAGAGGTAAGAAGTAGCCCAATTCTCCTCAATCCAAGTGAATATTATTTATCAATTGTTCGCTTTTCATTGGATACGGCAAACAGTCTTCCAGCTTTTATTCCACAGATATTCTTGGATCAACCATTCGCTTCCCCCAATTTTCCTAACGAAACAATTTACTTTATAACAATTGGAGTTCCTGACCCCGCGCTTCTTGCTCCAACTTTTTTCGTTAAGCAACGCGTCATTTATACATCAGAATATAACCCATCTTTCCCCTCAAATTCAGGAATTCCACAGGCTCCACAACAAGTTCCAATAACGTTGGAACAAGCAACAAGTCCCTACTATTGGGTAAGCAATTTTAAAAACTTTATTGCGATGATTAATACCGCTATTCTTGATGCTTGGACTTCTATTATAGCCGGAAGTCCATACGCTTTACCAGCCGATGCTATACTTGCGAACTGTCCCTTTTTAGTATGGGATACTGATACGCAACTGGCGAATCTTTACGCGCCCCCGTGTTTCCTTATGGGCGACTCAGTAGATTCGGATGGCGCAAAAGTTCAATTATGGATGAATACCAGTCTTTACACACTATTATCATCTTTTGAATCAATATTTAATGGCTCATTAATTGATACAACCGATGTTCAAGAGAACCAAACGAATTATAGAATTCGAATTTATGGCGACCATAACCGGAATATAGAAGAACCAGTTGGAACATATCCATATGTGTTCCCGCCTTTTATTACTGCTGTTGTGGTCCCCCCAGCAGTTCCAGTTCCATTATCGGCAGTTCGAATGGTTCAATCATTTCAGACTGGCGCGACTATGTGTCCTGTTGTTCAGGTCATATTCAATACTTCTCTGATTCCCTGCGCATCAACTCTTGTTGGTATTCCAAGAATTACAAATGGAGCTGGTCAATTAGGTAGTCAGCAACAGGCTCAAAATGATAATTTTTCGAACCAGATTACTGACCTTGTTGTAAATATCTCAAACGGTTATGAATATTTACCGGCTATCCTTTACGAACCAACTGCGCAATATAGATATATAGACCTTCAAGGAAATACCCCACTTTCAGGAGTTCAAATTTCAGTTTCTTGGAAAGATGTTTATGGTATAGTTCATGACTTCTATTTATCCAACAACCAAGGAACAAATATGAAAATTTTGTTCCAAAAGAAGAATACAGTTTAGAACAATTTAACTTTTATCAATTATTTTTTTTTATTTTGAAAAATAATTTTATTCCTATTAATATATAATGGCTTCTTCCGACTTCTCCAAAGTGGCAGTCTATGACAACGTTTTGCTCACGACCGACAGAGTGAAATACGGCGTGGTAAAGGGCGCCCAAAACATCACTCCTTCACAATATTCCGCGATTAACAGCAGTCCATCATCAATAACTTGGAATTTGCAACTTCCTTCGGAGGCAACAGTAATGGACCGTAGAATAATGATGGAAGTTGAACTCACTATTAGTTATGTCTGCACCCTCCCCGCCGGAACCCCCGTTGGAACAACCGCTATAAATTATGGATATAGTGAATCAGTTGCTCCTTTCCCCTTTAATTCAGAGTGTTGCAACACGGTTCAACTTACCCTGAACAACAACGTTGTTTCCCAGAACAACGCCGATATTATGTCTCTTCTTCATAGGTTCAATGACCGAAGGGAGCTTCAAAAATATAATAGCGCCTGTCCCACAATGTATGATAGCTATTTGAAATATTCTGACGCACTAGGAGCTTCCAATAACCCCAATGGAGCTTGGAATGATTGCGCCCAAGACCAAGACTTTCAGCCTCGTGGTTCCTTTGAGCTTATTTCCATTACCGGAAACACTCCTTATGTTGGAGCCGGAGCTGAACTGAAAAATATTGTAATCAAATTTAAAACTTTTGAGCCTCTGATGCTCAGCCCTATGATTTGGTGCGACCCAATGAGCAACAACCAAGGTATTTACGGCTTACAAACGATGAACCTTGTGGCAAATCTTCAACAGCCCTCTCGTATCATTCGAAGCGCTCAGCAGGGTTTGTTCTTTACCCTTGCTCCTCCCGCTCTTCCAGTTCTTATCGCCGGAGCCGTTGCGCCCGTCATCACTATTACATCAGTTGATAAAGCAATTTTACACATTAACCTCTACACGCGACAGCCCAGCAATCTCGTTTCCGCAAGAAACGTGGTTCCGTTTTCACAATATCCGAGGTTCTTTACAGCAGTTCAGCAAACAATTGCTCCCGATGCTACTTCTACCGTTTCTTCTCAGAGTATTCAATTGAATACCATTCCCGATAAACTCATTTTTGGAGTTCGTAAAGCAAGAGGTCAGCAAACTTGTTTCGATAGCGACTCATGGCTACCAATTGAGCAAGTTAATATAAATTTTAATAATAAGGCGGGGCTTTTAAGCTCATCTGCAAAAATAGACCTGTGGAAATTTAGCACAGATTCAGGATTAAATATGCAATGGCAAGAATGGTCCGGTGTGGCGGGTAAGGGTAAATCTACGCCTACTGCGACATTTGAGAGCGTCCCATTGTGTGGCTCTATCTGCGCTCTTAGCTTTGCGACCCAGATAGAATTAGATGATGTATATTCGCAAGGAAGTATTGGCTCATTCAATTTACAGTTCAATGTTATCGTTAAGAACAACACTGGCGTTCCCATTGGTCCAAATAACCCATATGAGCTTATCCTCATTACACAGGAGTCAGGTTTGCTGGTGGTAGAAAGGGGGACCAGTCAAACATATACTTCTCTTCTTTCCCGCTCAGATGTGTTGGCGGTATCTGGTGGTCCCGCTTATTCCAAATCTTCCGTTGCTCGTCTTGTTGGTGGTCAGAAGTCAGAAGCTGACCTCAAAGTTCTGGGTCTTGGCTTTTCTGGTGGCGCTGGTGTTTCTGGTGGCGCTGGTGTTTCTGGTGGCGCTGGTGTTTCTGGTGGCGCTGGTCAGTCTGGTGGCGCTGGTTCGTCTGGTGGTATGCGTAAGTATATGTAATTTATCAAATTAAGATTTATTTAGTTCAAAAAATTAAATAAATATTTCTCTTCAATACAATATAATGGCATCTTATTCGAATCCGTATAATAGAGCGCTTATGGAGCGACAGCTTTACAATGACTATTCCGGAATTAAAAATGACTACTTGAACGCCTACCAACCGCCCACTTATGGCGGTAATATGTATGGAACAATGGGACCGATGGGAACAATGGATGGGGGCGATTTCTGGTCAGATTTCGCCGACGGTTTTATGATGGTTATGAATCCTGTTATCGATACAGTGAAAACTGTGGCGCCCTTCCTTCCATTAATTGGTCTTGGTGAAGAAAATTGCTCATGTGGTATGAGAGGAGGCGATGAAGTAAAAGATACCGATATGATTGGAATGATGGACCAAGGGCTTCCCCAGCGTTATGCTCAGTATTTCCTTGGTGGTCGTAGGGCTAAAAGCGTTCCATCAAGTGAGCGCCGAATGCTTTTAAGAAAAGCATTAGCAGACTTAAAATTTCAAAAAGAATTGAAAATGTTGATGAAAGCCCGAAAACGTGGTTCTGGAATGTCTGGTGGTGATGGTTTTGACTGGTCGAGTCTTCTTTCATTTGCTCCTCTTCTATTAGGTCTTGGTGAAGATGATGGCGAGGAAGTCTATGCGGATATGATGGGCGAAGGTTTCTGGGATGACGTGGGCGACTTTTTCACTTCTTTACCAAGCAAGGCACTAGACGTTGGAAAAAGCGCTTATGATACAGCAAAAAGCGGTCTTTCCGAAGCTTCCAAAGTAGCTACTGAATTAAAGCCTCTTTTAGATGTATTTAAGGCTCTTTCTGGTAAAAAAGAGGGCGAAGGTCTTTCTGGTGGAGAACTTGACTATATCAAAGCTTTATGCGATACATACAATGTTTTCAATCCAAACCAACCAGAACAACCAAGAGAAATAACTGGTGGAAGAGGGCGACAGTCAAGGGGCGGAGCCGGTGTTAGCGGTGGAATGTATGATAAATCCAAATATCCTGATATGGGCGCCGGTGTTAGCGGTGGTTCAACACAGTTAGCAAGATTACTTGCTCCTGACTTAGCTGGTATTTATGACATGGCGACAGGTAAAAACCCGCTTACAGGTGAAGGTATTTCTGGTGGAGCTATGACTTACGAACAAAATATGAATATGGCTGATGCTATGGGTGATATATTTTCAGGTATGGGCTACCCATATGATGTAGGAAACGCGGGAGATGTTCCATTAAATATCGATGCTCCCCCAAGAAATATGCCTCAAAAAAATAGACTTCTCCCAACTTCTGATGCGGTCCAACTTTACAAAGGGGGGGACACATCCGTGAATGCTCCTTATGTGTCAGGTGATACACGCATACCTATCAATCTTCAAAACAGACCAACCAAAAAATATTTAGAAATGACTGGAAACGGAGTAAGTGGGGGCGATTGGTGGAGCGACTTTACCGATGGTTTATCATCAGTTTTAGGTCCTATTGGAGATGTGGCGAAGGTAGTGGCTCCATTTTTAGGAGAAGGAGCCGGAGAGATGGATAGAGCTATTGGATCTGGTGTCTCAGGCGGAGCTGGTGTTTCCGGTGGAAAGAGAAGTAGCCGATGGATTGAACACGTCAAAGCTTATGCGAGACAGCATAACATCAAATATAACGAAGCTCTTAAAAGAGCTGGAGCAACATACAAAAAATGAGATATTATTAAATTTTATTTCCATTATAATATTATTATGGAAGTATTAAAGCGCATTTTAGATGGTTCTTTATCAAAGCAACAACAGCAACGAGGAAAAGCAACATTAAACGCAAAATATCCCCCGTATAACGTCGAAAGAAACCGCTTGAATAACGCGGATAAGTATTTTGGGGAACAAGTTTTTGCTCTTGAAAAAGCACAGGCGAACGCTTACAATTTCAGTCAGATGCCGATAAGTAATGAAGATAAGGGGAAACTTTATAAAATTCAGGCTTTTGCGAATCCTCTGATGGGTTCCCTACGTGGGAAGCTTCAACTTGGTCAGCAATTATTCACAGCAATTGAAGTAGCAAGAGCAAAAGTAAAAGAGGCTGGTGGTGGAAATTCTGGTGAATTTATTTTAACTCCTGATGGTCTGAAAAATAACTATTTCGGAACGAAGGAATTATTAACCGAATATAACGCTATGATGACATATATTAAAATATATGCTTCAAACATTACCTCAAACAACCAGCTCAGTGATAAGGTTAATCAGGGGATAATGGGACCAATTCTCCAACAATTAGACCAAGTTTTAACAAGCTACGCTAATTTCTGGAACAGCTTACCAGATGGAGCAACACAAGCGCAAAGAATTGTAAAAACAGCAATGAAAAAACTGATAGAGAAAAACTGGGTTTTATATTCCACTATGTATCAATTAATATCAAGTCAGGAATTTAGACCATTAACTGATTCAGATTTAGACACATATAAAAGACTCAATAATATAAATGCTGATATATTTAACAATTTTCCAAGAGCGCCCCCCGCGCCTATGCCCATGCCCCCAACTGCGCCAACTCCTGAACAGCCACAAATCCAGCCTGTTGTTCCTCAACCGCCGGTAATTCCAAGACTTCCAGCTGTTATTCAACCAGACCAAGCAACTATCGCACAAGTTCCCCAACCTCCCGCAAATTTAAAAAATACTGATGGACAAACAATTTCACAGTCAGACTATTTTTTTGTTTTAGCTTGGAAATTTGTTGAAAATGAAGAACTTGGACTTACGAGACAAATTATTCCAGATGCTAAAAGACAAGCTAAAAACAGACTGGCTCAACTAAAAACATTTGAAGCACGATTGAAGGAAATACAACGAGCCGGACAACCAAGAGATGTGGAAGGACAATTGATTCAACAAATAGATGCCCTTAAAATAGAGATAGCAAGGGATGTTGAAGAATTGAAGGTATTGGAAAAGAGAAAAATTATTCTATTTAAAGCAGGAGAGCAAATTGAAGACTATTTGCGCGAAACAGTTAAATTCCCAACAGACGCGAATGGAAACCTCCAAAAAGCAGACCTCCGAAAAGTAAGAGCAGATGATATTAGAACAATTGCTCAACTTGAACCGGCGCTTAGAAGGTCGATAAATTTAGAGGGATTTGGTAAAAAAATGAATGGTTCTAAAATAGATAATAAAGATGATGAATATTCTTTCCCAGATATGGGAGAATTTGAAATGAAGAAGAAGATGCAACTAAAAGCAAGGGGCGATAGAAGCTATGTAGAGCCGGACCAATCGATAGGAAGCCGTCTTTCAATGTTTGACCCAATAACAGAATTTAACCCGAATCTTGAATTACTAAAACGGGGCTTTAAGGCGAATGATTCAGTTATGGACCCAGACCATAAAATGGAAATTATGCCAGTTCCTAATTTTGGACGTTATGAAGCATCGGGCTTAGAAGAAGATGAGAACGAAACCGCATTTAAGCAAAGGTTTGGAACTCATTATTCACAACACGCAAGACGAACAGATGATCGCCCAGTAGTTGCTGAATATAAGCGACCATTTGGAGGCTTCTTTGATATCGATGGAAATGATGAGTTTAATACCGTTAAGAATTTTGAAGATATGTATAAGCCAGTTGAACATTTTAAGGTAGAAGAAGAACCGGATGATATATTAGACCATCCCGATGAATTTAAGAGAAAGATTGAATCTTACCGATTCAATACTGGAAAGCTAAAAACAAAACCCGCATTTATGAAGGTTTAATTAAGTCTTACAATTTAGACTCATTTTCTTGATGTAATTTTTAATATCTCTTAAAAATTTCATCTCTTGGTCATATTCAATTTTACCCTTCTTTATTTGTTCATGAAATTGATTAAATCGTTTC